ACCAGTAACACCACCAGTTCCAACAACATAACTGTGACCAGTACCGTTGCCCCAAAATGAACCGTAATTCGTTGCTGAATCAGCACCGTGCGCGTGAGTACCACCAGACATTGCGTGACTGTGACTCAAACTTGATGTTGCGTGGTGGTGTGTTCCTTCTGTGAATCCGTGACCGTGAGTTGCGTTTGTATCGTGTGTGTGAGACAGATACAAGTTGTGGGAGTGAACCGCCAAATTTGCAACAGTCAATGTTGTCGTTGCATTACCACCAGTAGAACCCAATGTATAACTAGTTCCAACACCGATAGACATTTTGTTGCGGAGGTCAGGAACGTTGAATGAAGCACCTGAACCACCGTATGTATAGCCGATAGCAGCGAATAGTGTTGCGTAAGTTGTAGCGCTTACGGAAGAACCATCGCAAAGCAACCAGTCAGTGGGTGCAGAGGAACCAGCGAAATCAACGATAGTTCCTGATGGCATGCCAGAAGATGATGAGACACCTGAACCCCAACGAGAAGCGTTAGTTCCATCACCAATTGAAGTGAGCGTCAATCCTGCTGCTGTCGTATTAGGAATGTTCGGCATTATGACTTAACAGGGTATGGGTCAAGAATGAAAGAAGTTCTCCACGTTCCCGGCTCTGCGTGGAATTGGTGACTGATTCCTTCAACGACCATTTTTTGATTCACGATTCCTGCCCCCGAAGCGTTAGGTGGTGTTCTGATGAACTGCACTACGTCTCCGAACAGTGTACCAATAAGAGCAGGTATGTAATAACCCGGAACTCTCGTGGTCACATTTGTCTCTACTGTTTCTGCACGCAGTTCTACGTTTTGAACTCTAGGTAGTGGAGCGCTGAAAAGATAGCCAAGAAAATTAGCGGTAGACAAAGCAGCGTCTAATGAAATAGGAACTGTTGAACTTTTGGTGAGAGTTGAATAACCGTACTGGTCTTCAATAGATTCATTTTCATAAATCTGTTCTGCTCCAGATTGAGGAGATACTTTAACAACGCTCCACAAATCAACATCATCTCTAACCATTAACAGCGATGGTCCGTCGTATGGAACTCCAGTGTTGTTGTCAGACCAAACGTAATAACCAGAAGGAGAAATAGCAGGGTTGACTGTCCATGTTCCTTGACCTTTAACAGGTGTGTTCCAAGCCCATGTTCCGTAATAGTTTTGAGGATTGAAATAAAAAGCACCATCTGGACCCTGATAAAAAGCACCAATGTCAGTTTCAGTTATTTGTTGAATCAATCCGAGAGCAGAGGTTCCTGTTACCGGCGTGTCGTAATAATAAGGTTCTACTTGACATGAACCATTAGCGTTTCCATAAACGTAAGGAATGTAAGTTTTGTAAGAAGTAGCAATGTTCAAAACGCTAACTGTGTTTCCAAAAGAGTTAGTCCAAGTTGGCAAAACGACTTGTGGGGCACCACTGACTAATTGAATACTGCCATAACCTGAAATGCAAAGTATTTCAGCAATTCTGTCTCCCGAATAACAAGAATAATTAGTTGCCGGTTGCCCCTGTTGTAACAACACTCCTGCTTTATAACGTAATAAAACTTCACCGCTCAAATAAGCAACGCTAACGTTTGTGCTTATTACAAGTTCGTCAATTAACGCAGCGAGACAGTTTTGTTGTAACGCGATTCCGTCGTAACCAATGACAAAATTGCCACTAGCAGCGTCAAAAGTAAATAATCCGAACGAGCGAAGACCAGCACTACCGCTCGCGAATGCGCCGTCTGCGTAAAGTTCTAGGTATCCATCAGGCAAAGAAATCAAACCAATGTGGTGCCAATAACCATCGTTAATGTATTTGCCAGACACTTTTGCTGTACCTAAAGGCGTTGAACCGTTGTAAACAATACAAGACAATTCTCCTGTTGAAGTCACGAAAACTTTTAATTGATAAACGGAAGGAGTGCCACTAACAAAAACATCTTGAGTAAAAACTGTTTGACCAGAGATACCGTTGCCAAGTATCCAAAAATCAACACCGTTCCAGCCACTAGGTAAGGTAGTTATGTTCAGCGCACCACCACCGACAGTGGTCGCTCCAGTGAAAAAGTTAGTTCCGCCATTACCTAAGTCAACACAACCGTTCGCTGCATAAACCATCGCTCCGTTGTTTTGAAAAGAAACGTTGCCTTGATAAAGACCATTGCTTGCACCAGTAAGAGTGTTATAAACGTCTGCGATGTAAGCAGTTCCAGTACCAGATGAATTACCAGTAGTAGCAGGAAAAGTGACTTGGATAACAAATTGAGTTGGTGTTGCTGATGTTATTGGAACACAAGAAAAGTTGAAATTGCCAGTAGCACCAGAAGAATTACTTAATCCTGAAACGGTTACGTATTGACCGGCAGTAAAATTATTTATTGCTTTATAGGTGATGTTGTAATAACCACCACCAGCACTAACACCATTAGCACCAGTAACGGTTGCGCTAGCAGCAGTAGTCGCTCTGTACCAAGCAGAGGTGTTATCCCATGTTACGTAATTATCCCAAAAATCATCTGTCGCCATCAAACGAAGTGACAGCATTTTTGTTGCGTCAGTTGCGTTAACTGTTAATTCAGAGTTCAATTGGTCTTGAATGTTCTCTTTAACCGTGTCTGTAAATCCCCAAAAAATAGGATAGGTAGTTCCATTCCAAGTCGCGGTTACGCCAATAGGCATACGCACATTAAGAACATAAGGATTGCCAGTGAAATAACCAGTTCTGTTGTTGAAGTTTAAAGTAAGCCCAGTTGATTCAACTCTGTCAATGAAATGTTGTTTTCCTGCAATTGTTTGGAAATCTTGAACATAAGCAGTTACATCAGTCCAGTAAGAAGTGTCACTAAACGGAACTTGATTAGCGGTGTTAAGTGTGTGGCTACCTGCCAACGTATTGAAGGCTACGTAAACTTTAAGTGTAGGTAATGTAGCAATTGTCAAGATAATCTATTCCTTTGATTGGTGTTCAAAGTTGTAGGAGGTGGAAGTGTTTGATTTGTCACTCCTAATCCTCCCCAAGTTTTAAATAGGTTACCCATTTTACGAACGTCTTTTAGCATTGCCGTTCTAACTTGTGCTGCTATTGCATCAACAAAGTCAGGGTTGGTTGCTAAATAGTGACCGATAGCATCAGCGTCAATGTGAATTTCAACATTATTTATGTTTCCTGAATCAAAGTTTTTACTCATTATTTTGTTATCTTTACAACTACTGTTCCGCCACCTGGCTTGTACTGGAATTGAGGAATGTCTGGTATTCCTGGGTGACCCGGCAAGTGTGTGATGATTGCGTTAGCGGCATTCTTGAATACGTCCATAGTCGTAGCAAAAATGTCCCAAGCGCCTTTTAGTTTATTATGAGCGAATTCGTCTTTGGCGTTTTGAACCGTTGCGCCTCCGGGAGAGAAGTAATGAGCGAGAGTAATACCGCCAAGTAATCCAGCAGCAATAGCAGCACCAATGGTCGCTCCTAATCCACCTTCAATTGCCAGTCCAAAAGCAGCAGCAATGCTTTCACCAACATTGATTAATTTGCTTGTTAAAATACCAGCAAGGATTGCTCCACCAGCAGCCATTCCCCAACTAACGGCAGTCGGGTTGCTGAGAACCTTTGTTATTCCTTGTAGGACACTCGTCATCTTGGGAAGGATTACGTTACCTATCGGAATCAAAGCGTTTTGCAAAGAAGTGAGGAAATTTTGCCATGAACCTGATGGAGACTTTAACCATTCGTTGAATTGAGTGAGCGTAGAGCCAGGATTGTTCGCGTCAGCATACATCTTCAACATTGTTGGCAATTGAGGCATGAAGTTTGCAAGAGTTGGTCCAACTGTTTTGCCGAACACACTGTTAAGCCAAGCAGTAATTCCCAAAGCCTTTTGCGCTCCTGTTGCGTACTTGTTAAATCCGTCATTCAACTGTTGGAGAATCAACAAGAATCCTCCGGGTTTGTTAACTTCAGAAGCAAGACTTGCTTGATTAATTCCCATGTTCCTCAAAGCGATGTTCATAGCAGTTGCTTTTCCAGTGGAACTTGTCATTGACTTTTCAAGACCAGCAAGAGCCGTGTTCATAGTGCGCATTGCTTGTGTGCCGTAAATGTTTTGATTAGCAAGACCGGCAAACAACGTTGTAATTTCTTGAATGTTCATTCCGTACGCGCCGAATACAGAAAGTGTTTTACCACTCATAGCAGCGTTGAGGTCATTGGCAGTTAGTTTTGAATCTTTAACTGCGTTAGTAAAAATGTCCATTGTTTGGGCAACAGATTTCGTTCCTTGAATGTGCAAACGTTGAACAACGAGAGCAGCGTTGAGCGTGTCTGTGAGGCTTCCGCTTTCAGCCTTAGCGAATTGCGCTGAAGCAGTTACAGCAGCGTTAGCGTCTTTTAGTGATAACCCACCTTTAACAGCCTGCGCATACGCAGCAGCAATTTCCGTTGCCGAAGTAGCAGTAGCGGTAGATACTTTAAGAATTGTTGGACTTAAATCTTCAATTTGTTGTTTAGTTAAATTCGTTGTTCGCGCTACTTTGTCAAGTGCTTCTTGGTAAGACATAGCAAGTTTTGTTGCGTACGCAGCAATACCAACAGAACCCATCAAAGCGAAGTTGCTTATTTTTGAACCGATTGCGCTAAGTTTCGCACCGGTCGTATCACCGGCAGCCTGAATTTCCTTCATTCCTGCAATAGTTTCGTTTTTCTTTGCAGTGAAGTCTTTGATTGAAGCCATAATCTCAACGATTACTGGCGGCATTAATGTATCAGCCATTAGGAAAGTGCCTTTCGCCATTCATAAGAATAGAGTTCTTTAAGTTCTCCCCTGCTTTTTTCAAATCCCGGACCCATGTATGGGAACGCTCGCGTACGCGCGTGACCGCGACCTTCTCCTCCCGGATAACCCAGTTCTACACGACGACCATAAATCTTCGTTGGACCAGTTTTGCTTGACCAAGTTCCCAACGATTCCCTTTTGACATCAACAACTTTGATTGAGTTGCGAAGGTTATGTGTTCTGTTAGTCGGGTTCGGGTAGTTTTCATCAGGCGTACCGAAGTCACCTCTGAATTCATCTTTGGCGTGATTGGCAATAATCAATCCGCCTTTTTGCACGATGTTACGAGCAGCCATGTCGAGTTTTGCAGTTTGATTTTCAAGATAACGAACAACGCTGTCAACACCGCTAACGTGCATTGAAAAATTATCCATTCTGAATCTCCTTGACTATTCCATCTATTGTAAGCAACCAATCAACTACTTCGCTTGGCTGACTTAAATACTCTTCGTGAGAACAGGCAAATGCGGAACGAAATCGGTATTCCCTAAAGTATGAAGCAACTTCTTCATCTACATCTGCGTCTTTACCTTCAAGAGCAGAGCGAAGGCGGTTTATTCTGCGATAGGCGCTTTTGGGTCTGTAACACCATCCGGCGAGAAGTCAGGAGCGTTACTGAATTCCTTTGAGCATTCGCTTGCTAGTTCTTGAAACAATGTTGAAGGAAGGTCAAGGCAGGAATCTTTTGTTGGCAAATCTCCACGTGACCAAGACTTAAGAAAACCAACAATTAGTTCTGCTTGGTAATCATTTATTTTTTCTTGTTCTTCTGGTGTTAGTTCTGACCATTTGTTCCATGTTTCAGGCTTCAATTCGTCAAAACCTAGAGATTGAAGTTTAGAAGCGATAGCACCTGCGCCCATGAACGCGCGCGAAATGTTACGGTTCGTGCGCTCACTAATCTCATTACGAGAATAAATAATCGCTGAATCGCCTGTGGATAGGTTTATTGCTGGCATGTTCTCCCCTTAGTTTATTAATAGCCGGTTTGGTAAGCAGTTGTTTGAGCGTTAACGATAGTGGTCTTGATAGGTGAGTAACCCAAGTAACCAGTTCCGCTAGGTGTGTCAGTAGTATTTCCGTTAGCAGTGAATGACACTTCGACTTCTGTGTATTCCTTACCGCGTGTGCGCTTTACGTCGTGAAACTGAACTGCTGACAACTGCAAAGCGATGCTGTGGTTAGTTCCGCTTGTGATGTCGTTAGGGTCAGTGAGCGTAATTGTCATTGGCTCTGGTGAACGAGTAAGAGCGAAGTTTCCACCAGCCGTCGTTGAGAATGTGTCTGCTGTGCTGTTGATGACGGCAGTGAATTTTCCAGTAACTTCAACAGGACCAGCAAAATTTGTGTATGGAGCCTGTGCGCCCATTGTAAAAATTGGCTTGGTCTTGCGGTCAATCTTCAACTCACCGGTAGAGATGTAGTTGTAGGTTGTTCCACCGATTGAAATTGATGTATCCCATGCAGGAATTGGGTGTTCGCCAGATTCTTCTACGTATGAGAATGAAGTGAATGGTGCTGGTGCAGTCGTTGATGAGACGTATGGGTTTCCGAAGAACTTGATTGTTCCGTCTGCTGATGCTTCTGCTCCGAATGTGATGTTGAGGCTTTCTGCTTGTGCGCCTGAAACTAGGAAGTAGTTAGCACCGTCATAGTCCATAATTGAATAAGACAATGGTTGTGAGCCATGTGTTGGGTCGTTGTAAAGACCAATTACGTGCTGGTAGGCAGAGCCAGTTACGTTAGTAACGATGTCGTTTCCACCAAGAACTGAAAGAAGCAGCATTGGAAAGGTGTCAGCGTAGAGGTATGACTTGAAGTCGTACTCGTCGTGACGCACACCCTGAACTTGGTCGTATACAAGGTTAGGTGAACCTCGGAAGGCTTCGTCGCGCAGGAATGTCTGCATTGGTGTTACCTGTGGTGAAGTAACAGGAATGAAGTAAGGCGAGTAAGAACCAGTAGAAGCAGTACCGCGAGTAGGTGTCGTTACGCCAGCAGCAAGGTTTGCTTCAAGAACAAGTCCGAGGTAACTGTTGGCGGATAAAAAGGCTTGGTTTGTAGGCATTATTCTTCCTCGTTAAGGGTTTGGATTGTTTCTTCTACTGCTGGCTGAGAATCGGCTTCTGGCGTGGTCTTAGAGGCTTTTGGAGTTGTTGCTGGCTCCCAACGTCCGTCAGATGGCTGGAACTCTAGGTCGTAGGTCTTTCCTGCTTCTGCAACAAGAACTGCGCCGGTCACAGTGATGTGAGGATAAACGCGCTTCTGGTCGCCGGTGTAAGTGAACTTTGACATAATGCTCCTATGTGTTCAAAATCTCAATGACTGCAACTCTAACAGAGGAGTAGATTTGTGTCGCGCTGGCAGAGCCGTTTAACTGGCGCGGATAGTACGAAGTTACTTCTATGTCAGAACTTCCCGGAAACATACCTTCTCCCCACTGAAAGATAGTTCCCGGTGCGCCGGCATTACGGTCGGCACGAATAGCAATAATCAAACTGTCCAAGAAATCTTCATTGTCTTGTCCGGCGTCTTCTGCTTTCTTTTTAGTTGAGCGAAGGAAACAATCAAGAACTACGGAGTATTCGACTGCTTTTTTACCGTTGTGCGCGCCACCGAGAGCGATGCGTTTTTCAGATTGACGGTCGAAGTAGATGTAGAGAATTGCACCTGAACTGTGTCCAGGGTCTTCTCCTGCGTAGAACTCCATCTCCGGCGTGAACTTTGCAGGAAATGGTTTGACAGTTGAAAGGTTTGTTACTCCTGCGCCAACGAGGTATTTGGTTATCGCTGCTCGCACCGTAGCGCGTGACATTACGACCTAGCCCAAACAATGCGGTACTGGTCGAGCAAGTCGTAACCAGCCATCATGTCTTCTGCGGATGCCTGAGCCTTCGGTGTTACTGCGCTTGGCTCTCCGAGTTCGTTGAGAACAATTCCACCTTGACCGCGTTGCTTTACAAGCCCAACGACAAAGTGAATTACTGCTTGTTTAATAGTTGCTGGCATAGCGGAGAAGTTCACTCCCATGCCGTGCTTGAAACGTGTTGGGTTTGTAAGTGGAATAGTGGTGTTTCCCAATACGAATGATGAATCAACAAGAACGTACTCGTCATTCATTCCATCCCAAATAGTCATGTTCATGCCGGGGAAGATTCCTGTTGAGTCAGTTACTTCAAGAGTGTAAGAGCCGGCGTTAGTTGTCGTAGTTGTGAAGGTGTTAGACCAGCCATTGATGTATGTCCACTGAGCGAATAGTTCTGCGTCAGGAGCCCAGTTTCCACCGGCGATTGTTAGCGGACCAACTGAAAGACCAATGCTTGAAGCGTAAGTAACAATGAACTGCTCGCGCTCGATTGAGCATGTGTCGTTGTTAATCGTAATGTCGTACATTCCCTGACCCGGACCCCAACCAATTTGGAAGTCTGTGACGGCAAGGATTGGTGTGAAATACGGATTGATAATTACCTGAGCCAAGCGATTTGGTCGGTAGCGTCCGTTCTCCGTGTTGATGGTTGCGTTCAAAGAACCGTATTGACCCATAGTGAACAGGTCAGCCATAGAGGAAGCGCGAACGATTAGTTCTGCGAGCGAGCGGTCTTGAACTGCCTGAGAGCCATTCTCGACCAGATTAGAAAAGTCAATAGCGGAGGCGGTGGCGGAAAACTTAACCTCGTCTAGAGAGACATAAGGCTCAATGCGCCCCGATTGTTGTATCCATGAAGCGGTGGCGATGTTACTCATCTGTTGAACTTTCTGGTATCAATTCAGTACCACCGCAACGACCGCACTTGTCGCGGTACAAGCCAACGAAATGACATGACTGGCATTCATAACCATTTGCATTACGAAATGTGATACCAGCCACAGCGAAGTCTCCTGATTTTTTTAGTAATTGTGCTTCTGCTCCCGAAACGTTGAAGGTTCCGTCTTTGGAGCGATTGATAACTTTGTTACCAACCTCTACCTGTTGTAATCCTTTATCGCTGCCTACAAGTCTCATACTTTTATTCTCCCTTAAAAAGAGAAGTGGTGCAAGGGTCAGGGGAGGCAAACCCTTGCACCACACTCTCCGTGCTAGCCGATTACTCAACTAGCGATTTGTAACCAATCGTTATGAAACGATGTTGGTGATTGCACCAGACCAAGCCGGAGCGCGGAACGCAAGTGTTCCGTACTGGTAGGTCGAGATGTCCCATGACAACTGAATCTGTGGCCACTCAAGGACAATCATGTCCTGAACGTTAACCACTTGAACAGTCTCTGAAACACCTGAGTCTGGGAATGGAAGTGTCTTGCTGTGAACCAGAGCAACACCAGCAGGCATGTATGTGTGAGCAACAACG